CCAGAAGTATTCATTTTTTCAACTTCCTTAACCAGTTTTTCGGTCAAGGAACCAAGTTTGGATTGTTTCTTAAGATCTGCAAAGCTCATTTTAGATTCGTTGGATTAATTGGATTTACTTGGATATTATAGCAAGGACTCTCTCAGTTGTCAATGTACTGCTTCAGGGATTCAATGGTGCGATTCATAGACTTGAACAAATAGTTCATATCAGTATCAGGAGAAAATCCCATAATCGCAACGGACTTACGAAGATTTTCTTTCATCTCAATCGCCTTAGGATCATCAGAGAGAGATAATCTAGTATACATTATTTTTTGTTTTTCAAGAAGTTCACTTAGTTTATCGATATGTTCAAGTTTAGCATCACGGGACATCTGACCAAAAGTCAGAATAGAACCATAGATTTCTTCCTGAAGTCGATTAATTTCGTGAAGTTCTTCTTGAATTATATCAGACTTAAAAAAATCACTCATCTAAAATATCCCTTAATATTTTTTTATACTTGAATATATCGATATTATTTAGAAAAGGTGAGTACTTCTGAATTTTAAGACTTACAGTTTCCCATATAGGATCATCAAGTTTCTTATCAAAGTTTTTTCTATAAGAAAATATTTTATCAAAGATTACGATTGTTTCTAAACTTATCTCTCCACCAAGAAACTTTTTCAGAAGAATAGGGTGTCCTTTGGAACAACTCAAAACATCTTTCAATTTGTTGTTTGATAGCAATTGCTCTGACTGTTCTTTGAATAAGTAACTTAAACTCTGCTGTCGTCTCATCCATTCTGTGTAAGTTCTTTCTCCGGAATTAATAATCTCACCAATCCACAAGTTTTGTGGGTTGTCTGATAATGCAAAATTTGATACAAGAAAATCTACGACTTCTTCGTCACTATATTTGCGCGAAGTCTTTTCAAACCAGTATTTGTCGCGCCTTTTATTAAAGGATGTTAGAGATGCTCTAACTTTCTTGTTGTATTTGAAGTAATCGTAATTTACATTACTGAAATGTGATTTTTGGGCAAGATATTCACAATAAACTTGATAGGGAGTCACATTCAAAGTGTTAAATTATCTTACTATGTATTATAGTACACTTCAAGAATATTGTCAATAGACGACAAAGGATACATTACATCTTTAAGTTTTTTTCTTTTTCCACTTATCTTTATTTTTCTGATAATACTCTTTCATATATGCTTTCTGTTTTTCACTATTTTTCTTTCTGTATTCTTTTTTGTATTCTTCGTTATTTCTTTTGTATCCCTCTGCTTTTCTTCTATAATATCTTTCTCTTGTTTTTTCATTGTATTCTTCTTTACTAATATTAGAATACCAATAACTACCAAGTTCTTTTTTTCTTTTCTGGTAATATTCTTTTTTCTGTTCTTTTAATCTTTCTTTATTATTCTCCCAATATCTTTTTTGGCGGGCAGCAATTTTTTCTTTATTTTTTTCATTATATTTTTTTCTATCAAAATTTTTACCTCTGGTACAACCTCCCCCACCTTTACATTGATTATTCAATATTCCACCATCAATTTTTCTACCATAAAATTCTATTAACCACTCTTCAAATAAAAAACATTCACCCTCATCATCAAAATATTTTACTATTACTCTTCTATCTAATGGAGGTAGAGGTAAAAATTTCCCACCATTTAATCTATGTCTTTGGTTTATTCTTTTACCAGAACCTTTACCAACATAATAAGGCGTCCTATCTTCCCTCAAATAGAGATAAACGTAATACATTTCTATTCCTAACTTAGGTGACATAAGTATTTATACAAGAAAAGGGCATCAAGTGCCCTCTCCTACCTGAAAAGTGTCACCTAAGTCAGGCAATATTATTTAGTCACAATCATAAAGGTAATTTTGCAATAGAAGTCTTCGATGTTTTCTTCATAAAGTTAAGACGAGTTGCATCCCATTTCAACTTTTCCTTTAGAGTCTTAGAAATAAGTTTTGTTACGGATTCAACTTCAAGTTCATTCATTTCACAATACCTACATATTGCATCAATATAATTGACTTGTTCTTCCGTAACAATTTTTTCAACTTCCAAGGCAAACTTAGAAGGTGTCAAAAACTTACTTTCTATAACTTGTTCTAATTCTTTATTGGGTTCCATAGAGTTCCAATTTATCTCTAACAAATTTTCTAATGTATTCTGTGAGCAATTTGAGGTATTTTGCTTTATCTCTTTCTTCATAGACGACACAATCTCCATTTTCACACGCCATTATAATTACAAGTTTTTTAATACTGATTCCTGTCAGTTCATAAAGCATAGCACCGTATGCCATACACTGAACAAAATAGTGGTCAATCCAAGATCTGGGTTTTGGTTTTTTTGATGTCTTAAAATCAACGATCGCTAATTCACCATCGTGTTCTGAAATACAATCGACTGTGCCAGCAATTCCTAACTTTCTGCTATACAATGCCCCCTCAAGAGCATAGATATTATTTATACGATTTAATTCTGGAAGAGCAATCTTAAATAAGAACTCAGAAATTGGTTGAACCTTAGGAAGTTCTGGAATATTATACAAATAATTTTCCACTAAGGAATGCATATCTGTTCCACGACTTGTTGCTGCCTTAGTGATTTTATCTGCCTCCTCATCACCAACTTTTGCTCTCCACTTTGTAAAAATTTCTTTATTAAAATGACTGGTGACAGAAGTAATGGAGACAAGTTTTATAAGTTCCCCATTATCAGGGACACTATAATACCTGACTCCATCAATTGTTGTTCTATCAAGTTTTGGTAATTTAATATCAATATGATTAAACATTATAACCTCAATTTGTTTTATTATATCATAGATTCAATGACTTTTTGGCAATGATAAACTCCTTAACGAGTGTCGATCTAACAATATCATCAACACCAAATTCAAGTTTCTCAAATGATGGCATTGCCTCAATGACTCGAATAAAATCAACAATTCCAGTTCGTTCACTTACTTTTGTAAGATCGCTCTGTTCAATATCACCCGAGAACATAATTTTCGTATCCTCACCACATCTTGAAATCACAGAAAAACTTTCGTGTGCTGAACAGTTTTGTGCCTCATCTACAATAATAATGCAATTATCAAGAGTAATACCACGAATAAAAGAAGTACACCAGAAAGAAATAGTATCCTGAGATTTTAGATTTCCATAAAGCATCTCAAAGTCTGCATCAGAAGGCATCTGAAACATATATTTCACCATATTCTTATATGGAATCTCAAAGAGACATTTTTTATCCTCTTCTTTACCAGGCAAGAAACCGATTTCTCTTGTCTGAACCAATGATCTTACAATATAAATTTTCTCATAAGGAGTTCTTTCGTCTAAGACCTCTTTGAGTGCCTTATAAAGAAGGCAAAATGTTTTTCCAGATCCTGGAACTCCGTGAGCGAAAATGTTTTTTCCTTCATCATAATGCTTAAATAGAAGTTTTTGATTTTCGGTAATTGGTTCAATATCAATTAAGTAATCTGAATTGATAGGTTTTTTTCTTTTCATCTGCTTTGCCGTGAGTCCAACCCCGATAGGTTGCTCTGCAGACGACCTCTTTCTTCTTGCCATAATTGTTTAGATTTTTTTTACTTTTGATCCTGGCATTTTACCAGCACGACCTAATACTTCATTCCATCCAGGATGCTTATTGGCGAGTTTGTCTTTCCACTCACCCACCTCTCCTGGAGAAGGGCAAGTAGAAGGATCAGACCAATCACGTATCCATTGTGGATTATCTTTCTTCCATTGATCCCAGTCGTGGACACTCATTTCAACTTCTTTTTGTTCGCCAGTTATTTTATTCACTACAGGATATGTTGACATTTCTATAAATTCAATACATTTCTATTTAGATTTAAGTCAGGGAGAAAGTTTTGCTTTTTTTAATCTTTTCTCTTCATAATACTCCCAGACATTTGGTGACCATTTTTGCAATTCGGGAATAAGTGAATCGCATAATGCCTGAATCTCAAGTTGAGCATCAAGTTTAGAACGAAGATCCATAAAATGAAGAACAGATCGAAGATTGAATGAGACTACAAAGTTCTGACGAATTGCCTGAGGAAGATAGTCACGAATATGTTCTTCACACATACCTTGCTCATAATACTCAGCATACTCCTCACACTCGCTTAGAATGCGCCCCAACTTGCGTTGACGGTGCTCTTCGGTCCATTCATACTTTTTACCTTTACGGTTGGTATAGAACCCCTCAGGGCGCACGTAGAAGACATCCTCAATATCAAGTTCACCTTTGGCAACCTTCACAACTCTCTTTCCAGTGTATCTCTGTGATTGCACATCCCAAGAAGTTCCAATGCGATGTGTTCTTGCCTGCACGATTACATTATGAACAAAACCAGAAACTGAGAATGTAATCGCAGGATGTTCCAATGGTCCCCAGTGTCCTCTATCATTTGCAAGAAGTTGATCTACAATCCATTCACCACATTTTTGAGGACTGGGAACTTCTACTTCATCAATTGGAACTTCAGAATAATCTCCCTTTCCTGCCTGCCAAATGACTTGCTCTGGAATTGGATAGCACTGAAGTTTAACTACCTTAAGTCTTTCATCAAGTTCAAGAAGATCTTTTGCTTTGATTGGTTTCATTGATTTGCGAATCCTTTATAATTTTGTTTCTCTATTTCGGCAATTTGTTCTTTAACGGCACGAAGTTGCCCCTTCATTTCTTCTATTCTTTCTTTCTCATAAAGATGATCTTGTTGAATCAATCTTTCAAGTAATTTAACAAGTCTCTTTGCCCTACTAGTTTCAGTCATCATCATCCTCGAACATTTCATCATAAGACAATTCTCTTGGATGATTGTTCTCATATCGATAAGACTCTACATCAGAATAGATTTCTGCCTTAAGAGAATCGATAAGTAATTCCAAATTGCGAATAATTAATTTAAGTCTATCTTTATTCATAAGATCATTAAATCTCCCAGTACATTTTACATAAAAAAAGAGGGGAAGTCAAGTCCCCTCTGATGTTAATAAATTCTCAAACCATTCTCTTAAATGAATAAGATAACAAGACCAATATTTACAACCTCTGTATGTTAATTGATAACAAGCAGGAGGTCTATTGTCCTTGTCCATATCATCATAATGATATGTATAGATTTGCATTAACTTATTTTCCGGTTTTAGTTTTACACTGACCAATTTGGCACAGTGCCGCCTGATGCTTTCTTTCCTCTTTTTGTTTTTGTTCTTTAATCATCTGAAGAACATTGAGTTTCTGCATCATTTGTTCCCCTCTTTTACAAACTTAACTCCGCGATATGCTTCGTTATATTGTTGAGGTTGTTGCTGTGCTTGTGCCTGTTGTTGATGACGAAGATCGGTGTCATACTGGACACCTCTATACGTAACCTTTGCCATAATTGCCTCCTAAAGAAATGAAAATTAACCTTTAACCATTATGGTTGATTAGTTTCCCGTTCCTTTGGAAGGTTTGCGTCTACAGAGCACTCTTCTTTTGTTACTTGCTTCAGTTCCCAAATCAAATCATTTTTGATTCTTGGGGATAATTGTGGGTGGTCATTAATACGACCTGCAAGTATAGAAACCTGAAGACAGGTTAGTAAAAGTGCTTCCATAGATAAACGATCCGTTTCGCCTTCCTACTTGCGTCGGGTTTCCCCGATGAACGTATGAGTAGTATAGCACACTCATAGGTATATAGCAATTTTATGGTGTATCACATAATACAATTTAAGATTTTCTTCTCTTTTTGCTTTTGGCAGGTTCGGGATTTCCCCAAAGTTTTGGATTAATTCTTCCTTCAGTTTGATTCATTGTTACAAAATCTTTTTTATACTTATCATAATAATGATCAAATATTTCTACAGATTTAGATGCAGCAGCAATATCATAATGAGATACCTCCCCTAGAATATATTCCACAAGAAATGAATTATTAGGAAGTGTTCTATCTTCTGATAGGGAAGGATCACAGTCTTGATGTATAACCTTCATTAACTTCTACCACCCCACTTAATATCGGGGTATGCCTCAGAGACAATATTCTTAGTGATTTTATATTTGTCCTCAAGTTTTTTATCCTTGACCAAACAAATAATCTCTGCTTCAAGTGGATGAAGTCCTTCAAGAATATTAATAAACATTGTCTCACGACGAATATTATTCATTCCATCATTGCCACCCTTAATGAAATGATAGAAGTTCTTAAACTCTCTACGAATTGTTGTATGACCCTGCTTATCACTCGATCCAAGTGAGAAAGAACCAGTCTCATGCATTTTTCTCACTTCTTCAGAAATCTTTGTCGTGAGAGATCCACTATAAGTTGTTTGCTCATCATATCCAGAATATGGCACTGGACCATCTGGAAGCATTGAAATTACACTTTCATCAAAGTTCCAGATAAGTAGAGCCTTCAAAGAAGGGTCCTCATACTTTTTAAGAACTTCCACTTTCTTTGCATTACTTCTTTGACGGGAAACCAAATCAAGAACTTCAAATGAAAGTGGATTATTTGGCAATGTTTCAGGTTGTGACCTAACAGTTGTAGTTGCTTTCTTTACCGTACTCTTAGGTGCTTTTTTTGTCGTTGTAGTCATAATGTTCAAAAAATTAAAAATAATTATGATTTATTTAGGGTATCTATTCCTCGTCGTCAGCATCTTCCATTTCAAAGTCACTGTCAAAATATCCTTCTTTAAATCTTACGGATACGATTTCTTGATCAATCAAATCCCCATCCTTATCATAAAACTCTGGATGATATGCAATTTGCTTTGGACCTTCTTGGTGAACCATCATATATTCTCTTGCAGTCCAACCAATAACCACTCCCACTATAAGAAATAAAATTGTTAAAATTGAACCAAAAACTAAACTAGTTACTAACATTTTTTTCTCCGGGAAACTACTTTTTCTTCCTTGATGTTAAGGAAAACTCAAAATAGATGTTTACTTCCCGATTGAGAAAGCAAACCATCTTGTCCAAAATAAAGTGAAATGGTTGGGTTTGCTTTCTTTTACCTCCATTGATTATAAAATCAACACCACGATTTATGTGGTTTTCATCACTATTTATATCAGGATTTAATGAGTTGTTGGGATTTGAGGAATTGAATTGTGTCAACAGATCCTCCTATTTTTTCATTATTATACATTACTTGTGGGAATGTAGAACCTTCACCAAACTTTTCATAAAACTCTTCTTTGGTGAAATCTTCATTGAGATTATACTCCACATACTTATTTCCTGTCAACTCCAATACCTGTTTGACCTTGTAACAGAAAGGACAGTTGTCTTTTGAGTATACTGTAAAATTCATAAGTATTATAAGATTTACATTAATTTATATAAGAAAAAAGGAGGGGTTTTAATCCTCCTTTATTATAACACCTTATGATCAATAAAACTCAAAGAGCACGAATTGCCACAGTTGCCTCATCCATCTTGGTTTGTGCTTCTGCTTCTTTTGATGCTGCTGTTGCTTCATCTCCAGCATTTCTTGCTTCCATTGCCTCACCATAAAGTACTAATGCTTCAGAATAAGGAATCCAAACAGTATTATACTCAGTCTCAGTTAAAACTTGAATACAATTCTTACCACAATCAGCAACAGTTGTAGATACTGATGTGCTATCAGGAAGTTCTGCAAGCATTACATCAACTCCATCAGAATCAGATAACCAAACTTTTACATCAAGTCCTTCATATTCTTTCCAAGGATGTCTTTTGTATTTTGGATTTGATGTTGTCTCACAGCAAAAGGTATTGTGATCATCATCAACATAATAGTGTTTAATATATTGCATTTTTATTTGTTGAGTAATCTTTAGTTATTTATCAAAATTCCATATTTTTGTGAAAGTTCTTGATTTTGTTGTTTCATTGTCAGAAATCCTTTCACAGTCGCCCAACATACAATGCTATATCTTTGTCCTTTAGTAACTGGTTCAACTCCGTGTCTGTAGTGGTGGTTTGATGGAAAACAAACTAACATTCCTGGTTCGGGTCTCACACGAACTTTAAGATCTGGAAAAATAAAATCTCCACCTTCATAATCGTCATTCAAATAATAAATAGCTGACCAGGTTCTGAAACTAGTTGGATGGTCAGTTTTGTCTCCGTCAGGCCAAGAATTATCGGAGTGAACCGTCATATCTGTTCCTTGTGTCCACCTAGTTAACTCTGTATTATCAGGAATGTGTAGCTCGTTTGTACATTCATGAATAATTTGTTGCCCTAAAAATCGTACATAATTCATATAAGTTTTAAAAGTAAACTGTACCTCACTATTAATATCTAATAGTTTAAAAGGAATGGTACGACCTATGAAACTCTTGATAGATTGAGCTTTTGTAAAATATTCATTATTAAATAGCTTTGTGTTTGCGTGTGTTAGTTTTAAAAAGTTATTCCAACCCACTGCTTTATCAAACACATCTTTTTTAATAAACACGTTTGATAAGCATTTATCTCTATCATCACCTATAATAGGTTTAATTTCATAAGTTTTTTGCATATTTTTTAATTCTCATATCTGGCCCACACCCACAAAAGTTAAAAGGGCACTCAATTGGTTTAGTTGGTTTAAGTAGATCTTCTTTGTAAAGATTTCCTATTACTGCTTTTGGGTAATTTAGTAAACAGGCACTAGGATACACGTCTCCATTAGGTTTAATATTTAGATTTAACTGTCCTATTTCACACAACATTCCCTTAAAATTAGTTATATTGTTTTTATAAAAGTCAGTAATACTAAATAGTTCAAATTTATTATTCACCGTTGTTTTAAAGTAAGGTTTATATTCAGAATCATTTTTATTTATAAAATCCATTTGTTCTTTTGAGTAATTAATAATATTACTGGCTATATTTATTTGACTAGGCGATTCATCTTTTATTACTGAAACGTATACATTTTCAATGTGTTTTAATTTTTCATATAAATCTATAACTTGATCCCAATATCTTGTATCAGCTAGTACAGAAACACCCGTTAAATGACCTGACGCACTAATTAAATTTATTTTATCAATAAGATCCTCTGTTTTTGCAAATTGTAAATGACAGCTAACATTTATAAAATTTTTGGGATTAAGAGTTTTTATTTTTCGTTCTAAGGCTTTTTTAGATATTGATAAATTTGTAAATAATTTTGGTATAAAATCTAAATCATGAATTAAGTTAATTAATTTATCCCAATCTTTAAAT